CTATGGTACAATATTTCACAGAGGGTAACCTCTGGTTCTTTATAAGGCAGTCTGTAACACTTTGGTCGGTAGTGCAGGCTGTCTTTTATTTTACATTTTATTATTTTTTATAAATTCTTCAGCTAGTTTTGGATTTTTCCTTACTATTTTCATAAACTCTTTTATAAGAACATATTCATCATCATAAGCTCTTATATTTCTTCCTGGTCGTGCTGTACTAACTTCTTTTGTTGTTCCCACTGGTCTTCCAGCACCTTCACGCTTTCCACCTCTACCCATATTTACCTCCTAAATCTAATAAACCAATATGAAATAATTACTCCCATGCTTACACCATTAAGCCAATTAATAAAATCTAAGTCTTTAAACTTCAAAATAAAATTAATTAAAACTATTATGGTAAATAATATCATTGTTTTCATACTTATTACATGATAGAATAATCGTAGTGGAGCGGATAACCGCTCCTTCTACGGCTCTGCTTTATCGTTTACGCTTGCGAGGCTTTCTACGATTTTGCGGAGCTTTTTTATTTGCTTTTCTTTTTAACCACCTACCTATCTTTATTAATGTTTCACCAATAACTATAAGATAAGTAGATACTTCAAGAAAATCTTTTACATCATTATCTATCATGTAAACACCTCCTTTCTATATTTTTATTATACTATATTTTGATTATTTTGTAAAGCTAATTTATCAATAAAAATAAAAAAAGCCCCTATTACCTAGATTTTTTCTAAGCAATAGGGGCTTTTAGCAATAAAAGAAAATGTTATTTAATTATAACTCTTTTATTAAATTTTATCTATAATTTTATTTACTTCTGCGATACCTTTACCATCTAGCTTATCTACTATTCTAAGATATGCTGTATTTCTAGCTACTACAGATGTGCTAGTAGTTGTAATTATTTGTTTTTGTAATTTGTCCTTAAGCTTTCGCTTTTCATCATCTAATTTAGATTTAATAAAAATCTTTGCAAATTCTTTTAATATGTTCATGCTTATTCCTCTGTTGGTGCTAATTTATTAACTACTTTTTCTACAATCCAAAGACTACCATTTATGGCTACTGGTAAGAAAATAGTATCTCTAAATTTTACCCAGCCTTTTTCATCAACCGCACTATTTTTAAGCTCTGCAACAAAAGCTGTAGCTACTTCTTTAACTGCTGGCAATGCCGTATCTTTAATCCATTTTATAGCCATATCTTTTACTTCAGTCGTAATAAAATCCTTCATATTTTCTAAAACTTCATTTTTAATTTCATCAATAGTCATCATTTATACGCTCCTTATTTATTTAACAACATATAATCTGTAACGCCTCTAGCAATAGCACGTGCGATATCATCCTTACGCTCAATTAATTTTTTAGCATCTTCCATATTACTGATAAAGGCTGTTTCTACTAATACAGCAGGCATAGTAGTATGTTTTAAAACTTTTAAAGAAGGATATTCTTTTATACCTCTATTAACCGTATTAATAGAACCAACAATTTGATTTTGAATACAAGTAGCTAATTTGTGGGCTTCTGTATTGAAACTAAATACTTCAACCTCTGTCCCTTTAGCTTCCGAATTATTAAAAGAATTACAATGAATACTTATAAATAAATCCGCTCCCCAATTATTAGCAAGGTCGCATACTGCTATAGGTCTATCATTATAATAATCTGTATCATTGCAAAGATTGTCAGATTGCAGGCTTTTTGTTTCAATACCTACATTATTAAGATACTTTTCAACTAATGCTCCAATTACATATGCAATATCACATTCTCTAATTCCTAAAACATCATTTTTTGCACCAGAGTCATAAACTTTATCATGTCCTGGATTAATAAAAACTTTCATTTAAAATTTCTCCTTTTTAATTTCTGTAAATTGTGCTAATGTTGCTTTTAGTTTTTCTGGAATAGGTAATCCACAGTTGGCGGAATTCTCTAATATAGATAATGCTTCTCTACCAATAAAAAAGAGCAATACAACGTCTTTCGCCATTGTTTGCCCTATCAAATCTATTCTGTATGTTGTTGCTATAACTAATAAAATAACAACTTTTTTTAATGCACCAGTCCCACATTTACTACTATCTAGCTTCATATTCGGATTTATATATGCAGCACTTATACCAGTTATATAATCTATCACCATTAAAATTAAAAGTGTTTCAAAACTATCAGACCATGGTCCAAATAAATGCTGCAATAAAACTCCCACAAAGGCAACACCTCCTCCAACATACGTTTCTAATTTAGTAGGAATTAAAGAGATGATAAAATTTATAAATTCCTCATGCATATCACCACCTACTTACTACTTACTAGATTCTAATTCTGATATTAACTTTTCTTTTAAACAGTTGGGACATTTTTCATTTGTACATTTATTTTCTTCGTTTAATTTTTTAGCACAAATATTACATCTTTTAATCATTTACATTCACCTCTTTTAGTTTATTATTTGTATCTTCAATAACAGCTGCATACTCTTGTTTTAGTTCCTCTTGTAATTCGGTATCATCTGTAAGTACTGCTACCAACATAGCGTCTTTGATATCAGCAATTTGTTCATCATTAGCTGCCATAATTTCATTAATTTTATTAAGTAATTTTTCTTCTTCGGTTGGTTCTTCTGGTGGTACGTATTCACGCTCAACTTTTGCTTTAATATAGATATCAATATTATTAATATAACTTTCAAAATTAACGTTAGGATATTCTTTAAATTCTTTGTTGACCACACAACATTCTTGGTAATTATCGTAGATAACTTCATTCAAATCTTTTAATGTTAATTCACTATCTAATTTAAAATTTTCTACAGTATCAGAATACTGTTTATCACCATTTATAATTAAAATCTCACCTTTTTGAATTTGAAAAACTCTCATAAATTTATTCCTTTCTGTGATATACTCTCCTAAATTTTATTTTTAGATTTTTAGGAGTGATTATTTTGAGAAAACCTAATGGATATGGAAGTATTAAAAAATTAAGCGGTAATCGGAGGCGACCTTTTGTTTTTGTTATCACCAAAGATGGTAAACAAAAAGCTATGGGCTATTTTTGTTCGCAAGTCGAAGCAGAAATATATGCTGCCGATTACAATAAGAAAAATAATAAAATTCTTCATGGGCATGAAACCACCTTTGATGAGCTATTTTATAGATGGTTACCTTTTTATATAGACAAGCACCAACCTAGTAAAAGCACTATAAACAGTTACCATAATGCTTATAAACACTGTCTACCTTTACATGAAATGCCATTAAAAAAAATTAAGTATTATCACTTACAAGACATTATAGATACAGTTAAAAGAAAAGGACTTTCCTACAGCACTTGCAAGAAAATCCGTTCTACTCTTAGTTTAATGTTCAAATATGCTTTAATGATGGAATACGCAGATAAAAATTATATTATGCTTTTAAATTTAGGCAAAAATAAACAAAAAAGACCACACAAACCATTTACACGTCAAAAAATAAATAAGTTATGGTCTAATTTACAACAAATTGAAGGTGTCGATACTATATTAATTCTAATTTATACTGGCATGAGAATAGGAGAACTTTTAGAACTTACTAAAGATAATGTTTATATGCGACAAAAATACATTAAAATAACTAAGTCCAAAACTAAATCTGGTCTGCGAATAATTCCCATACATGAAAAAATATTTCCATTGATACAAATACGTATGCAAACACCTGGTAAATACCTTATTTGCCGACATGATGAAAAGCCTTATAACTACAGCATTTATTGCACTTTATGGGATAAGATAATGTTAGCACTTAATGCAAAATATACACCTCATGATTGTCGTCATACTTGTGCTACTTTGATGGATAATGCAGAGGTGAATTATAATGCTAAACGTAAAATATTAGGTCATGCATGCAGTGATGTTACAAATGGAGTTTATACACATAAAGATATTAGACAGCTCCGCAAAGCAATTAACAAAATAAAGTGATACTAATAAGATACGTATAAACCGAATTAAGCTTTAAAAATCAGCATTAGTTAGACTTTATTTATGTTACTAATTGCTACTTGTAAAAACACTAAAAATAGCATATTTCTAAAACTTAAAAATCCTATAACTATGCATATTGCCCATGTTATAGGATTTCTTTTTTTATTAAAAATTAGGGAAATATTTATTTTTAATATTATGTTTACAGCCTTTATTAAAATTTTACCTGTCGGAGAATTACCTTCACATAACCATACAGCTACTATATCAACTACTAATTTAACAGGTTGGTTTACAAATAATGGTAATTCAGATACTGCTAATGGTGATGGCACAATTTTTAAAGCCAGCAAAAGAACTGGTCAAGGTTCTAGCAGTGGTGGTGCTGCTGATGGGGGCAAATTCACTTTTAATGGTGCACACGCCCACACTATAACAATTAATAATTCTGGTTCTAATCAATCACATAACAATATTCAACCTTATATTAGTGTATATATGTGGAAGCGTTCTGCATAATAGCTGTCGGAGAATTACCTGCTCACAATCATACAGCGTCCACTAATACAACTGGAAATCATACTCATCAATTTCA